TCCGTTGAACATTGTTGGTGTTCATGTGGATCTCTTTCGAGTTAGCACTGTGATTTGATCCAAAAACTTCAATGTTCCCGCTACCGCTACCACCGCCGCTAATGTGCATCTTTGCGGTATTGCTTTGGTTAGCAACTTCATTGTAAGTTGAGTCACTAGCACCCAGCATTACGCCGTTGGTTTGAGTTTTTAACTTTAGACCATTGTTAAAATAAAGTTCAACGGCATCATCTTGATCCGCACGGATCATCGTCTCATTGTCGGCTGCGTTTTTAACCTGGAATGAGTTTGACAGGACTTTTAAAGAGCCTGTGCCAGAATCTTTAATGTACGAATTACTGCCATCGTGATAAATTTCTAGATCATCACCAGTACCAACTAGGATTTTGTCGTTGTCATTTAGACTAACGTCACCGTTTACGTCAATACCCGTGCTGGTTTCGACCATGCTGGAAAACTCCAGCGAGCCAGCCGTACTACCGTTTTTAACAAATTGATTAGCCGACCCTGTGGTAGTAGGAAGGGTTAGCGTTTTATCCGAACCAGACGGGCTGGTGTCGGCGGGAGCCGCAAGCGATACACTCCCGTCCGAACTTCCTTTTAGTTTAATGCTCATTCTGCCTCCGTGATGGAAGCCTGATATGCAGCAATAACTTTATCAGTCCACAGTGCCTTAGCAATATCTTGCACTTCTTGCACTTCACCAGTTACGTCATCACCAGGGTGAACAACGTGACGATGGTGGTTACGTGCCAGTTCAACACCATCCTCTTCGACCACAGTGGTGGTGCGAATTTGAATGGTTTGATTAGGCAAAATCTCTTCTTTATATTCAAGCCGTTTTGTAATAGCCATTAAGAACGTCCTCCAGACGAAATAGGTTTAAGCAGTAGTTGTATAAGCGCCAGAAAGTGCAATTCTGCCGTCAGCGTCATCCCACACTTGCGCGGGACTCCAGTGAACACGTTCACCGTTGTTGTTTGGACCAAGCAATACAATTCTAGTTTCGTTTTGCGAAACATAAGCGTGGTCAACACTGTTTCCTAGTTGATATTGCCACGCAACACTCAATCCAGTATCAATATTACCAGTATTAGACGCAGTAAACGGGAGACCATTTACAGTAGCGTAAGCATAACTGTCACTACCAGAAAGAGCACTAAGGTCGATGTTAATATACACGTAAACCTGGTTACCAATTTTTGTGTATCTACCTGTTTGGCTATTGTAAGAAGCAGTAAATCCCGTGTTAATTGTTGGCGTAAATGTGCCCTCTTCATAATCGTCGAGAGCGTTTGCAGCGGCTGTGTCGCCGTTAAAGGTTATGCCATTATTTGTGACCCGCATCCGCTCAACGTTGTTAGTAGCAAACTTAATTCCACCGTTTGCGGTGTGCCAAAAAAATACGTTACTGGCTGAATCAATTCCAAACTGTAACCCGACTGAGTTTGTAAGTCCGCTAGTAATGTTTAAAGCGTCAAACGTACTAGTTCCAGATTTGTGAAGCGTAAGTCTATGGCTAGGAGAGGTAGTCCCAACACCAAGATTCCCAGAGCCATCAACTCTGATTCTCTCTGTGCCGTCATCAGAAATTTTGAAAACATTACCACCTCTCAACTCAAAACCGCCAGATCCATCAGACAAGCGTATTTGATCTGTGCTTGAGTCGATAGTCAGCGGCTTTGTTGGAGAGGTGGTTCCTATGCCAACTTGTCCAGAGCTATTAACCGTTGCGCGTGCCGTTCCACCAGTAACCAGCTTCAGTTCATTAGTTCCAGCCTGCAAACCTGTATCTGTGTCAGCGCCGGTAAACGCTGGGCTTGCATCTGAATTAGTACCGTTAATTTTTACAGTCATAGTTAAACAATAGTCCAGTTAGAGCCAGAAGGAATGGTGACAGTGACACCGCTGTTGACGGTCATAGGACCAGAGTTGATTACATGACTGCCAGAAGGAATTGAGTAGTCAGCATCAACCGTGTAGGAATGAACAACCGCCCAACGGTTAGTACCACCAGTACCTACTTCAGGGTATGAAGTTCCTCCGATTGCACCCCAAGCAGAGCCGTCGTAAATTTCAGCGGCTGTATCAGTGCTGCTAAAGCGCATGTCCCCTTGAGCTGGGCTGCTAGGACGTTGAGCAGTTGTACCAACAGGTAGCTTCAACGCACCAGTGGATGTAATATCTACACCATCTGCTGTGGTTTCAAGCTTTTTAACACTGTCGTGATAAAGGTCAACCGAACCATCAGTGTTTGCAACCAGCATCTCCTCAGACTGACCTTTTCTTAAAGCAATAGAAGGACCGTCCGCTTCGATAAAAATGCTGCCAGTACCAAGGTCTCGGATTCTGCTATGACTTCCATCGTGCAAGATTCTTAGATCGTCGCCGCTGCCAAAAACAGCAGAAACGTTATCATTAAAGTTAATGTTATTATTGTTAGTGTCAAGCACTCCACCAAGTTGAGGTGAGGTGTCTGATACAACGTCAGTACTAATTGCACCAACTTGGGTATCTACATAGTTTTTAGTAGCAGCATCTTGTGCAGCAGAGGGATTAGCAACATTTTTGATTTGATTGCTGTTTACACTAATCTGACCAGTACCATCAGGGGCAAGGCTGAGGTTAGTGTTGGTGTTAGTAGTAATAGTTCCGCCTACTTGGATATTACCACTACCATGTGGATCAATAACAATATGACCGTTAGACGTGCTGGTAATCGTTTTACCATTAACATCCAGGTCACCACCAAGCTGCGGTGTTAGATCTGACAACAGGTTAAATGCAATAGAACCTTCAGGGATGGTAACAAAACCAAGCCGTTGGTCTACTTCAAAGAACGGATCATCAGTTTGATTACCGCCAACTGTAAACTTACCATTTTGGTCAGTAACAGCAGTCCAGATTTTACCGTTGTCAAGCTCAACCTTTTGGTTAGCATCTACAGGTACACCACCATTTTCAGGCAATGCGCGGTAGTCAGTACCGCTACCTACGTACTCCATAGTATGACCACTAGAAGCGATCATTGACCTAAGGAAGAACGATACAGCAGCACCATCGCTAATTGCACCGTTAAGACCAAGGTTAGAACTACGGTTGCTAGGATCCGGTCGGCTGATAGTTACAGTCCATCCTGAACCATTAGCAGTAGCAGACAGAACTGGGTAAGTAACACTGTTAACAGTTACCAGCATGTTGCCTTGTGGACGGGTAGCAGAACCATGCCATCCGCTAGCAGCAGTAGGTGCGTCAATGTTAAACGTAGTAGAACCGCTATCCTTAGCACCATCTACCGTAGAAGTAAAGATTGCGGTAGCAGATTTACCGCTAGCAATCAGACCATAACGACCAAAATCACTTGTAGATGCGGCAAGGTTTGCTTGACCACCGTTAATACAAGTAATATGTGCGTGGTTAAAAAACGCATAACTACTGGTAGCCTGCATGTATCCATTGTTAGTAACAAAGATACCAGGTGCATCTAGACCAGTATGGGTATAACTGTCACAGACAATGGATCGCAATGGAGAGTTAGCGTGTGGTACAGAACCATCAACCAACAAACCACCACCAGTCGGCGCAGAATCAAGGTCACCCGCTCGTCCTTTGTCTTCAGTACCTGCATAGAAAGCGAGATTACTGTTGTCAATTTCAGAGTCAGAGAAGTTCGTACAGTTTGAAACATACGGTGACTTGTAGATCATCGCATTATTGTAAAATGCAACGTTCCAGCCTTGAGTAGGAGGCAGACCGTAAGTAGCGTTTTCCCACAAAGAACCAGAGGCACCACGGGTACCGCTAGCTTTCATACCAGTAAACGTTAGGTTCCTCAGGTATGTACCGCTGTTAACCTCAAACATTGTTGCGGTTTCAGTAGCAGCAGTTGGGTGTACAATACAGTTACGTACAGACTCACCAACAATAGCAACGTCACGTTTTTGGATTTGAATGGGACATGCTTCCTGGTAAACACCAGGGGCAACTACAACAATACTACCATCACCATAAGTAGCATCATTGTTAATCTGTGTAACTGCTGATTTAATAGTTTTCTTAGGGCGGCTGATACGGTGACCATCGTTGCTATCACTACCAGACGATGCGTCAACATAAACAACCTTAGGTTGGTTAGTAAAGGTACCACCAGACGTAACAGACTGCCACGATGTACCGTCCCAAATAGAAAGGGTTTTGTCGTCAGCAACATCTAGCCACACCGCACCTTTACCAATACCGGCAGTTGGGCTAGGTGTAGTATCTTGAACGTAGTTTTCAAAACGACGAATAGCAGCAAGAGAGGTAAAGACTTTATCGTCAGAACCACCGTTGTCATAATCTGCTACTTGATCCGCCAGTTTAATTTGGTCAGCATCTTTAATCTTGTCAAAGTCAACTGAGTTATCACTCAAACCGACAGTAATTTTACCGGTGCTAGGTGTGTTGTCTTGGACGTTAACACCATCTGCACCAATAATATCTACAGTCAGCGCAGAATCAATCTTAGAATCGATCCGCGCATCAATAGCTTGTGTGGTAGCAACCTGGTCGTCATCAGAATCCCAGGTCTCAGTAGAATAGACAGTACTATCGAAATTGTTCCAATAGTAGTTTTTTAGGTAAGCATCAACGTCATCGGGAATACCTTGACAGTTACTTTCCTGAATAGCATAACGAAGCTGCTCAAAGTTCTTGTTAAGATCATCAGACCGAATGGCAGAACCAGGGTTGAACAACGCTCGAATGTCGTCCACCTTAGTGATACGACGAATCTTAATGTTGTCAACCGTGGGCTCACCAGGATCTGTAGGAGAACTAGGAGCTGGCGGAGCAGTCCCAGTAAACTCTACAATAGTTGGGTTGGCGTCAGTAATACGCCAGGGGTAGGTGGAATCAGTCGTGAGCTTCTCGTCATACTCTTTAGTTGTTACGTTCCAAAAATAAACGTGAATCTCAGATTTAAAAATGTACGGGAAATCAAACGAGAATTGTGTTGTTGACCCGTTTCCGGCTTTAATTGTTTGTACGTCAGAACACGACATAATTCGTTAATAGTTTAATAACGTGTATTAAGGATGGATGGATCGAAAACTTCGCCCATTCTAGCGGATTCAGCCTTCAGATCTTCTACTTGCTGTCTAAGTTCAATAGCAGCATACATATCTGCGTCCATTTCAGAATAAGCAATATCTTCTGCTTGACGACGGGCTTGAGACAAACGAGCATGAATATCATGCCACTCCTTTAGATCTACGTCAGTGGATGTAAATCCTTGACTACGCAAATTACGCAGTTTTTGGATACTGTCCCAATTACCTGCGTCACGCATAATCTCTCTAATAGCATCCCTAAAGAATCCACGTTCACCCATAAGACGGAACAATTCAGACCGTTCCTGAGGAAGCAGCCTTACTCCGTTTTTAGACCTAAACGTAGTGTTAATATCAAACTCCACGTCTTGCAAGAATTTTTCTTCAGGAGTTTGTTCAGGGTGTACCTGGATCGGGCTGTAAGCATTGTAAAGACGTTGCATCATGCCATAGCCATTAGGCTTTCTACCGGTAACAGGGCTGTAAACATAAGCTTGCTGTGTATTAAACAAAGCACCAACAAATCTGTTACGGTTGTTAAGTTGAGACATAAAATCAGACTCAACCTCTAGCAAACCTTCGCTTAGAATACGTGAAAAATCACCACGCAGCGCAGCCATAGGTCCAAGTCCGTTAACAAAACCAGCAGCCCAACGGTTAACAGCAGCGCCATTACCGCTTGTCATATCCATCAAAGGTTTGACAGTAGACAAAGTAGTACGGTTAGTAATAGCAGCACTCAAGATAAAAGACATTTTTTGGCTAAGGTTTTCCATCGATGCTTCGCCAATGCTGTCAAAATTATCACCAATGTTTGCAGCCAGTGCTAGCCAATCAGCAATCGGTCCGAATTGAGCATAAGAATAGTATTTACCATCTGGTCCTTTAATGCTACGTGGTTTCCAGTTAGAGTTTTTAACACGAGCCATTTGAAGCTCTTTGTCATAAAAACCATCACCAGTAATCCTATCGTTCATAAGAAGATTGTAAACACCCAGCATTGCCACAGCGCCAATGGCTTTACGACCACGTGCTTGATACTTAAGGTCAGTAAGACGTTCTTGTTTGGCAATGACATCCATGCTTGAAACGTCAAATCCACGAGCTTTTAAAAGTTCAGTAACACGATCTTCATCTAACAACAGGTCGTCAAGGCGTGTATAAACAAGCTCATTGACATCACGTTGCCATGGTGCCCAAGGACCGTATTTACCCATAATATCGATAGAGTTTATTGACGTTGCGTTGAACATCATAAACGGCTTAACAGCAGGAATAATCCTAGTAAGGTCATCTAAACCTCTTGCTATAGGTGTGTCAAGATTAAGCGCCATTTCAGAAGTAGCATACTTAACTGCATCATCCTGTAGCAACCCATCAGGGCTGAACATTTGGCTGTAATATTTATCTGCAATAGGTTTGACGTTTTCTTTGGTAATAGGTTTACCAGCAGCAATCAATTCATCCATAGCACGGAACCTAGCCTCTGCTGACGCATTGAATACACCAGTAAAACCGTCCATTGCCGTCATAGCGTTAGGACCAAACCGAAGTGCTGGATCTTTAGCAAAATCATTTAGCAGTTCAATTTGATTTACAATATATTGCAAACCATGATTACCTTCAGCCGCTTGAGTTGCTGCTGCTTTTTTAAGAAACTCTATTTCACGTTCTGACTGCATTAGCAAGTCAATACGTGTACCAGATTTTACGGATTCAGGGTTACGTGATGCACGCATAAAGACATCACCAGCGTAAGGCATTGCACGTTGCATTGTTTCACCAAGAGAGCTGTAAGCCACCCAACCACGTTGGATACCTTTCAGATCAGCTGCCATCAGTGCACCAGCAAAGTGTGCCGTAGGTTGTGCAATAATACCACCAAAGTTACCAACCAGTGCTTTAATAGCTGAAAGTGGTCCTAGGATATTATTGTAAATATTAGACCATACACCAGCAACAATTTTGTTCTGTACCTCTGGGTTTAAGTTAATAAGACCTTTGCCAATATCAACTGTCATTTCATCAATCCACCTGTTCATCTTAATAATGGTATCGATGTTACCATCAGTAAGCTCATAAGCAAGTAGGAATTGATCCATTAGCTGTGGTTGATTAGCTGCAATTTGCCTCATTGAGTTAGCAAAACGTTCTGAATCTTTAAAGACACGTTCTGCAACTTCACCAGCACCAAGCACAGTAGCTTCGTTATAACCTTCGATGTTTCTAAATCCATTCGCTACTTGTTGGATAAGACCCATTTTACGGTTTTTGTAATACTTAGCAGTGGCAGACAGTTGACTTATGTACTGAAGCATATCAACAATCTTTTCTTGTGCTTCATGCACTGCGCTAGTACCACTCATTAGACGTGCGCCTTCAGAAAGGTCTGAGACTCGTCCAGAAAGGCTTCCAGCAAGAATAGACTGCGCTCTTGCTACGTCCATATTTGTAAGCTCTTCTCCGAAGTTACGGAGGGCTTTAGATGCCATTGCGAAACCATCTTCAACAAGACGTTCGGTACCATCATCTGCGCGTACAATATAAGGCTCAAGGACTTTACGCATGTCTTCTTTAGTCATACGAGGATCAAACAATTGAATTGCAAGATCTTCGTTTGCATCCATTACATCGTCAAAAGTAACCTTCCAGTTTCTACCGTCCATGCCAATGGGACCAGCTTTATGCAGTTGATCGGCAAGACCAAGTACAACATCTTCTGCACCACCAGGATTGGTTACAGAATACTTTAGAGCAGGTTCAGAGATGACATTACCAAGACGACCATGTACGGTATCAAGGTTGCGTGCAATACGTGCACTGTCAATAGCAGCACCGACAACACCAAAATCATCAACAGTACGAACACCGACTTCAGTGTAGTCATACATGTCATGGACACCTTTAAGTGGTTGAGAAAGGTCCAAGCTCGTGCTAATGTTATACATACCAACTTCGTCAAGAGCTTCCTCTTGTTTGATGGCAGAACGTGTTACTACATCTTCTACAGTTTCACCATCCAAAACTTTAGGAGGTTGATTTTCTGTTAACCATGCGCGAGCCTGTGGTGTTTCACCAACCAATCTGTTAGACTCACTTAAAGCCCCCCTAGTGCTAGCAAGAGCATCAACAAATTTAAATGCACCTATTGTTAGATCAGTGACAAAACCCATCCCAAGATCTTCGTAGATGTTTTTTTGCCGCTTTAAATCTTCACCATCTGTATCCAAGGTAGCCATGCTATCTGGGATAAAATCATAGGTTCTAGGCCATTTTTTCTTTAGCATACCAGCTAAATTGTCTTCAGTGTATTCACTGCTAACAGCACCAACAATGGTACCAGCAGCAGCTTCCACACCACGATTACCCATCCACTGGACAAATTTGTTGTTACCGATATTCCAGTTAACACGGCTGTGGGCAGATGCACCAGCTTGGTTACCCGCTCTACCTAAAAGAATTGTAGGTGTCACCACAGAGGAAATTTCCCTGGTTGCCTGCGCTATTTCATTTTGAAATGGAGTAATTTTAGGTATATTAACACCGGGAATCAAGTTAAGTGTATCTACACCAAAGTCAAGCAAACTTGTAGGGATGGAAAGTGCAAATTCAGATGTAGACCTAGGATCATCCGCAAAGGCTTCTAGTTCACCACCAACACGCATGTTTTGCAGGCGGTTGCGGGTCCACTCGCTGCGGGTCATGCCTTGTGCTGCGTAGTAGCTAAAATCCTTACTTGAATCAAAAGGTTCAGGTGCTGGTTCTTCTGGTTGAGGTTCCGTAGATACCTCGGCTTGTGGAGCAGGTTCAGGCTGTTCTCCCGTGGGAGTAAGAGGCATCTCTTCAGACTGTTGTTGGAGCTGCATCTGAGCTTGAAACTCAGGAGACAACTCCATTTCGCCAGGATCCTCCCTAAACTGCTCTGTAGGATCGTATTCCATAATTTATGTGTTTAGTAATTAAAAACCAAGGCTAGGGATAAAGGTCCGGTGATTTTTTCTACGTTGTGCTCTATGCTTGACAGCAGGGCGTTCCCAGTTTTCCATAAACCAATCAGCAGCTTCTTCAGCTGAGTTAAACTGCATACTAAGAAACTCAGGTGCTCTATCATCTGACAAGGCATGTTTAACCTGTCCTTTCCAATTAGTTTTCCAGTCAGGTACAGCCAATTCCATCTTACGGAAGCGGTCATTATACATCTGCCAGAATCCACCAGACATACCGTTGTCTCCTACAGCATCAGGTTTAAATCCAGATTCATCCATGATATTAGCCAGCATAGCTTTAGCATGTATATCTGAAACACCTAGTTCAATCATGTAATCATATACTTCTCTAGGGTTTACTGCAGGTTGGGTTGAAGGTACTACGCCAGGTAGACCAGCCCTTAAACCAAGTTGATTGCCGTAGCCACTGTGAAGTGCACGCATCTTTTGCATAGGACCACTAACAAGATTGTACAGCACCCCACGCTGCTCTCTAGTCAGGGTTTCTTCAATGTTTCTAATAACTGGGGGTACTTCGAGTGGTTGCAAGTT